CATCTATGATAGATAGTATCATAATGAACCTCTACGATGCAAGGACAAGACTTCACTCAACTTGTATAATATATTTGAATGGTCAAACACCATCTGCACCTCCAAGTAATACACAGGGCATTAACTTGTTTAAGTCTACTATTAAATCACTCATAACAACTTTAACTACCGACTAATGGCACTACTACCAATAGGAAATAGAAAGCGTTATAGCAATAGGTTACAAGTAACAACCGTTGAAGCTGAGTATAACATACTTATGAAAGCTAATGACGGAGACGATATGAGTATAAGCAAAGAAGATTTTATGACGTATGTAAGTAATAACGATATTGATGGAGGCGATGCGAATAGCAGATATTTAATAACACAAAAAATAGATGGAGGTAACGCATAATGGCTAACATAATACAAATACGAAGAGACTTAGGTGCTAATTGGACTTCCGCCAATCCAACACTTGCCGATGGTGAGTTAGGTGTCGAAACGGATGCCTCACCTGCTGCCAAGATGAAGATTGGTAACGCAACTGATGATTGGACTACGTTACAATATCTTGCCATTGATGGATCAAGAATATACAATGGAACAACTGCACCATCAACATTATACAATGACCACGATTACTATATCCGTACTTCAAATGGAGCAGTATACGAACAACAATCAGGTGCTTGGGCATTGCTATTTACAATGTCAAGTGGTGGTGGTTCATCTTGGACTGATGTAACGATAACTGATGCCAACTTTACGGCAGCTAACGATACAAGATATTATTTGCCATCAGGTGTTTTGTCTGCCAATAGAACGGTTAACATAGGTAGCATAACAACTCAAGTAATGTTTATCATTGAGGAAAATTATGATACCTTTCATCTATCGTTTACAGGAGGTACGGTATATGATTCAGGTGGTTCAAACGTGATAACTGAAATACTTGGTCAATGGACAACTGTATATACTAAAATAGCAAGTAAATTAATAAGAACACAATAATATGAGAAGAATCATTACGGCACTATTAGTGCTACTAACAACAAGTGCAATAGCACAAAACGGAGGTCAGATAACTGGCAAGAAGAATAGCGGACTTACAGGGACTGTGATGCTAGATTCGGTTGCATTGAAAGTATCAGATAGTGCATCTCGTGTTTACCTATCAGCTATGAAGTTAAAGTCAGATAGCATCTACAAACGTATGTATCAAGATTCGGTTAACCTTGCCAAGTTAGGTACAGGGGTGACTACCACATTGGATAGTGCTACGCAACGTAGTACAATAAAAGTAAGTGGACACGATAGTACTACGGATAGCAGACTTGGTGTTAAGTTATTGGTTAATCCAACCATCACTAACGATAGTAGTACATTAAGTAGAACAACTATCAAGGTAAGTAACTTCCCTGCAACACAAGCGGTAAGTGGAAGCGTTACGGCAACATTGGATAGTGCAACACAACGAAGTACTATGAAGATTAGCAATTTTCCTGCTACACAAGCCGTAAGTGGTACATTTTGGCAAACAACACAACCTATAAGTGGAACTATAACTACAACGCCTCCATCTAATGCAAGTAGTAATATATCTCAGATAAATGGTATAACTCCATTAATGGGCAATGGGGTAACAGGTACAGGTTCACAACGAGTAACAATAGCATCAGATAATACAGCTTTTAGTGTAAATACAATACCATCGGCTACTGATTCGACAAAGTATAGAGGTACTATGCAAATTAGCAACTTCCCTGCTACACAACCTGTATCATTATCAGGTAATGTTAACACAACCATATCAGGTGTGGTTAAGAAAACATTAGGTACTCAAGTAGTATCGACAGATACAGGATTAGTTGTGAATGCGGTTATGCACGGCTTGTCAACAGGCGGTGGTGGTGGATATTTTGATGTAAAAGTTAACCCATCAGGCGCATTAACGGTTGATGCTACTCAGTCAGGTACTTGGAATGTGAATAATGTAAGCGGTACTATATCACTTCCAACAGGTGCGTCAACTGAAACAACTCTATCCGCTTTAAATAGCAAAGTGCCATCAAATTTATCAACTGCTGGGAATAGACTTGCTATTTATAGTCCTGATAGTATTAGGGTTTTTGCAACTAATGGGTTTGGAAGTGGCGGTAGTGGAGGTACAACAAGTTTAGATGCTGTAGATTCCACTAATCTTGCAAATACGGCTACAAATACATCAAACACAAATTCAAAACTACCATCAGGGTTAACGGTGACATCAACTCGGTTATTAGTTGATGGTAGTGGGGTAACACAACCTGTTACATTCACAAGACTTAAATCATCAACAGATACGGTGGCAATCTCAGGTAGCATTACCGCTACCGCAGGTGCAACAACTATTTATGATTCGACTTATACGGCAGTTCAAATGGATACGGCAGGACTTGGTGCAATGGCTAACTCGGCAACGGTTGGATGGCAATCAGATTCGGTTGGGTTGCGTCAATGGAAGTGTACCGATGTAAAGATAGGAGTTAAGATAAGTATGGCAAACACCGCACCTGCAAATGACAAGGCGGTGTATGTTTACGTCTATCCAATGTGGTACAATGGTAGTACTTGGTACTTTACATCAGGTGGTACAACGACTTTCCCATCAGGTGCAAATGGTACTTATACAATTGCATCACCTAATAACTTACGATTGCTTGGAGTGTTAAGTTACACTACTACAAATATGATTTTACAAGACCAATTTGTACTAAGCAATGCTTTTGGTTCAACAATGCCTGATGCTTTTGGATTGGTAATTGTAGACTTTTCAGGTGCAGCTATTCATACAACAAATCATAGAATCTATTATTCACTCATAAACAAAGTACAACGATAATGCGTAAACTATTATTCATAGCCTTGATGTTGGCTTCATTTACATCATTTAGTCAAGTTGAGACAATTAGAGTATTATCTATTGATAGATATCAATCTCAAGGATATTGTGTTGTAAAAGCAGGTTACCGCATAGCCATTCCCAATCCACTTGGAAGTTCTGCTCAATGTGATAGAATTGTAATGTCTTATGCGAACAAATATAACATTGCGAGGATAGATTCTATTGCAGGTAAAAAATACGTCTACATCATACAAGAAGAATCAATTACACCAACAACTACGAAGGTTCAAATCAGAACAACTTTGGTTAATAGGTTTAATGATTTAACATCAAAGATTGCTATTTTTGTGGCTAATTTAGAAGTATTTGATTTTACAATTGGCGAATCATACATTGACAATATTTGGCAACTTTCACCTCAAATAGATTCGTTATGATAAAGTGGTTTGCAGTAATGTTATTGGTTCTTGTGTCGAGTTCGTTTGATGATATTCCAAAAAATAATTTAGGAATTGGATTAGTTTTTTATGCACCATTAAATGAAGGTGCAGGTCTTAAAGCAATAGATAAAACAAGAATAAATATAAATAATCAATTAGTAATAGGGAGTGGTGGTTCTTGGGTTAGAAATAAATCTTTTTTATTTGATGGTACTAACAATGCCAAGATACAAATGGTAAAGTCAACAAATTTAAATTTGCAAACATTTCCTTGTACAATATCATTATGGTGTAAGCGTACTGGTTCTGGAAATAGATATTTAATATCTGACTTAAACTCAGCAGCAAATTTATGTGGACCATTGATGTTTATTGCAATGACTTCAGGAAAATTTTATATACAATGGAACGCAGCAGCACTTACATTAACAAGTACATCAAGTGAAATATCAGGACAATGGATGCATATTGTAGGTATTAGGCAAGGTGTAACTAATTCGTGGACTGCAAAAATATTTATAAATGGTAATTTAGATGCAACTACAACCACAATATTAAATCCTCAACCACAATCAACAGCAGGTAGTCCTGCAATAGCAACTCCTGGTGATTATACAGGTGGTTCAACTTTTCATTATAATGGATATATTAAAAATGTAATGATATGGAATCGTGCATTAACTGAAACGGAAGTTAGGCAATTATATGTAAAACAATATATAAAATAAACGATGAACCTAATCACTCTCACTTGGACTGGCACTTACGAAGATTTGAAGCAGTTATACATTGCTCATATCGAATCTGATGCCATACTTGGAGATGATGTGGAAAGTAAAGCAGAGATGGTTTTTGGATTAATGCAACACCTAACCTTGAATAATAATATAAAAGCAAAAGTTGATATAAAGCAATGGAAACGAAACTGATAGAAGAGATGTTAAAGCAAAGCGCACTTGTAGGTGTGTTGGCTTTTTGTGGTTACATACTATGGAAACGATATGATAGATTCACCGAAAGGACGATGAACGAGTTGGACGTACTTCGTTCGGAAGTGAAGCGTATTATGGAGGAAGATAGAGTGAAGATGTATGGCATTATTGAGACAAATACTCGTAGCATTGATAGACAATCTTTGATGATGGATAGGTCGGCTAAAGTGATGGAGTGTATCATTGAGGAGATTAAAGATTTCAAGGAAGGAGAGTTATATCAAGAGCATTTAGGTAGAAGAATCAAGACAATCCGTAAGTAATGAAAGTATCACAAGTTGGAATTAAACTAATCCAAACATTTGAATCTTGCCGTCTACAAGCGTATCAAGATAGTAAGGCTATTTGGACAATCGGTTGGGGGAATACGCAATACGAGAACGGCATCCGAGTAAAGAAAGGTGATGTACTTACTCAGCAACGTGCTGATGAGTTATTCGCTACGATATTGCTTAGCTTTGAGTATGGAGTGAACAAGCGAGTACGAAGTGTTCTAACTCAAGGAATGTTCGATGCGTTAGTATCATTCAGTTATAATCTTGGGTTAGGTAATCTTGATAAGTCAACGCTACTCAAGAAAGTAAACGCTAATCCGTTAGATGCCACGATCCGTACGGAATTTATGAAGTGGGTAAACAAGGGTAGTTCATTTGAGAAAGGGTTAACACGAAGGCGCAAGGCAGAAGCAGATTTGTACTTCACAACAACATCATCAACAACTTAAAGATATGTCAGACATTAAAGTAAACATTTCGCAAGAGGGTAAAGACATCATAGTCAATGAGGCTTCGATAGTCGCTAATCAACTTGCATCAACACCATCAAGAACCTTCGGAGGTAAACTTTGGAGAGGTATTGTAAAAGGACTTTTGGTAATATTGCCATTTATTAAAATAACAAAAAAATGAAAAAAGCATTAACAACTCCATTTGGAACATTCGTAAAAGGTTTCGCAACTATTATCCTATCTTTGTGGCTTGTTGAGTTAAGCAATGGTCACGATTTATTCAGCTTTGATATGGTTATGGTTAAAAAGTTATTGACGGCAGGAATAGTGGCTAACTTACCTGTGCTGATTAATTGGATAAACCCAGCGTACAAGGCTTACGGAAACAAGTAGTAATGACTTATAAGGGTGGCGTATATTCGTCACCCTTTTCACTTTAAAATACACAAATGACATCGAAGTGGATTAAGTACAATGACGTTATTAAGCAGATATATTCAGAGGAGAAAACAGGAGTAGAGATAGCGCAAACCATCTTGAATGTTAAAGCAAATAGTAAAGAAAACAATGATGTTAAAGAGTTAGGTAGATATATCTCAAGACACGGAAGACGCATTGCCGATATTCAAGAAGGAATCTACGAAGCTGCGAATCGGCTTGGTGTATCAATAATGGATGCTAAGACAATGTGGCTAAAGGATGAAGGCGCATCAATACAAGTTAAGAATCCGAATTATGTTCCACAAGAAGTGCAACGAGTTGAGACACTTCGCTCTGAATTGATTGCCGATTTACAAGCCTACCGACCAACATTCACAAAGATAAAACGTGAGATTTGCAAGGATGGTCACTTGTTAGTTATTGATCCTGCTGACATTCATATCGGTAAATTATGTTCAGCGTTTGAAACTGGCGAAGATTATAACTCTCAGATAGCGGTTAAACGAGTTTTAGAGGGGGTTAACGGCATTTTAAGTAAGGTGTCTGCGTATAACATTGACAAGATACTTTTCATTGGTGGTAACGATATATTGCACGTTGATAATGCCAAGTCTTCGACTACATCACTTACGCAACAAGATACCGATGGGATGTGGTATGATAATTTTATGATAGCCAAGAAGTTGTACACCGATGTCTTGGAATTATTGTTATCGGTTGCCGATGTTCATTTTACGTTTAATCCATCAAACCACGATTATACTAATGGATTCTTCTTGGCGCAGATTATTCAAACTTATTTTAAAGATTGCACAAACATAACTTTCGATTGTTCGATAGCACATCGCAAGGCATATCAATACCATAATAACTTGATAGGTACAACGCACGGAGATGGTGCGAAACAACAAGACCTTCCATTGCTTATGGCACTTGAGTATACCAGAGAATGGGCAGAAACGAAACATAGATACATCTATACGCATCATATCCATCATAAGTCATCCAAAGATTATGCAGGAGTAACTGTTGAATCATTACGTTCGCCAAGTGGCACGGATAGTTGGCATCATCGTAATGGGTACTTGAGTATCAAAGCAGTTGAAGGATTTTTGCATCACAAACAACACGGACAAGTCAGTAGAATCACACATTTATTTTAACTATGGCAAAGGAAGAAAAAGAAAAAGAAGAAGAATTATTTGCTGATGCAATCGTTGAGTTCACAACCAATAGTGAGTACATCACCAATAGCTATTGGGCAATATCGGCAGTCCAAGAACTCGATCCAATGACCTCAGATGGTAGAGCAATGAAGAATCGCATCCTTACTCGTTGTTTTAAGATTATTGATATGTGCGTTGATGAGATGTATAGTGAATTATTTGACCCAAGTGCCGATGACTAACGAAGAGAAACGAGCAAAGGTGATGAAGAGATTATTGTTGATTGAAGCTGAAGCCGAACGATTACGCAAGTTGATGCGTGAGTTATTGAGTAGGTAGTAAGATTGTTTTCATATGTGTATTTTAAGAGCCACCTCGTTTCTACGAGGTGACTTGCTTTTGGGGTGTATCTTGTCGCAAATTTGTGAGATATTTGCGACAGATAATCCAATTATTTCAGATTATTTATACATTCTTAAAAAATTTCTTCCGTTGGTATCATTGAGTTTCAGCGAAATTTGAAAAAAAGATTTGGTAGTATGGAATATATAATATTATATTTGCTTTCTAAACTACTACACAATGAATACAAATTATAAATTAAGAGAAGAGTGGAGAGCTTTAAATTTAAAAATTACACAAATTGATAAAGTAATAAAAATGAATAATATTACTGATGCTGATTATTTAATTTGGGTAAATGAATTAAAAAAAAGAAGAGATTTTTTAATTAAATTAATATAAATAACATCTCAAAAGGGGACGCATCTTACACGCACAAAATACAATGGCAAAAAAAACAGGCGCAAAGCCAAAGTACAAAACACCACTTATGGGCGTATTCGTCCGAGTGGCAAACGAAAAGGATAAGAAAGTTATCCGCAAGACCGAAAAAGAATTATTAACTAAACACTTAATTAAAAATGACTAAAGTAACAATCATCGGAGGGGCAACACCGATAGAAAAAAAGAAGCCTATTGAGTTTGTTAAAGTAATAAAGTCAGATTGTATAACAACTTCAGCAACAAGTCCTCATATGTGGAATAATGTTGAACTAATATGTAAAAATTATTCAGTAGTATATGACCTTATGTTTGCTTACAATAAACATAGACGCGATGGTATGGCATATCTTGGTCACTTCAATGACGGCATAGTAGAAGAGGAGGTGTGCAATGACTAACCTACACATCAATCATCCACTTGTTATTGATATGGCAAAGAACAAAGACATATCACGAATAGAAGCTATTGCCGAACTAACAGGAGAAGAGAATGGAGTACAACCTCACGAAATGGGAATGTACTTGGAGGAATTTCATAAGAATATGGCGGATAGTATGACCTACACCGATAGCATTGGAAGAGCATTAATTTACACTTTTAAACCATTGAACAAATGACACCATCAACACATTATAACATCGTATCTGCGTGGATTGATTCCTGCATTACTACCGAACAAATGGATAGCGTTATTGACTTCATCATCAACCGACTTATTACCGATGAAAAGACACACGATGACTTGGTAGCTTATTGGAAGTTGAAAAACGGACATCGCCAATGGACTGCATCCAAGGTAGCACTATCTGAAGACTGGGTACGATTGGACGATGAACAAGGTTCTAAGGGTGATTTGGAATATCACGAACCTCAACCGACTGACGTATGTTAGTCTTTAGTTAACGATGATTTCGTATTAAAAAATTAATTACTTTTACAAAAATTATATATACACAATGGAAACACAACACAAATTCCCAATGTTCTTACAATCGCAAAGCGGTGTAATCCAACAACTATGGCTTAATGAAAAAGAAGCTATTGACGTAGTAAATTTACAATCAATTGAAGTAAGTATTATTGGATTAGATTGGCATCTTGAACAAGGATATAAGCCATCAACACAAGATGAATTTATTGATGCGATTATTACTGCTGAACAAGTTATCGCAAAAGCTAAGTCACTTGCTTGGCAAACATTATCATCAATGACCGAAGTTGAAAAACAACGTGAACGTGAAGACGATGTTCACGAAAGTAGTGACTTCGTAGGCGAAAGAGAAGGAGGTAACAATGACTAATAACACTAACTTAGTCAAGGCAACTAAGCCGACTATCACCTCGCTATTCAAACAACTTGATGTAGCAATACCACTTGAGCAACTCAACGTGGTACTTGCTACACCGCCTCCGAGTGCTTGGGTTAAGCAACATCCATTCATCAAGGGATATAACTACCTGCCGATTGATAAGGTCGAATACTTGCTTCGTAGATGCTTTAAAAAGTATTCCATTGAGGTCTTGAAGACTGGTATGCTGATGAATGCGGTTGAGGTAACGGTTAGAGTGCATTACTTGAATCCTGCCACAAATACGATGGAATTCCACGATGGTGTGGGGGCGCAGGAACTACAAACGAAAGCAGGTAGCGGTTCGTTGCAAATGGATATGTCTAACGTGGGGAAAGGTGCGGTAATGATGGCACTACCAATCGCAAAGACAATCGCTATTAAAGATGCTTGTGACCACTTCGGTGACTTGTTTGGTGCGAACTTGAACCGCAAGGATGTGATAGCGTTTACAGGTGATACGGAGTTGCTATCATACGATAAGATTAACGATGCTAAAGAGAAGGAGCGAGTATCAAAGTTCATCGAACAATGCTTGAATATTACAGACTTAACATCCGTTCGTGATGTTGCTCAAACACTTGGATTAACTTCACAATATTATACGAAGGAGGCGTTACTAAATGGATAAGCGATTACTATTAAGATGTAGTTCTGCAGGTGCATTACTAACTGAACCGAAACTGAAAGCGGATAAGGACGCAGGTAACTTGTCGGCAACGGCTAAGACAATGGTCGAATTAATGTGGCTATACGAAGAGTACGGATATCGTGAGTTCGTCAACAACGAATATATGGACAAAGGCTTGGCAATGGAACAAGATTCTATGCAGTTAGTTCAAGATGTGCTTGGCGGTGCTTTTAGAACCAAGAATCGTGAAAAGTTACAAGATGAGTTCATCATTGGTACACCTGACATCATCCTCACGGATGCGGTGGAAGATATTAAGACTTCGTGGTCATTAAGGACGTTTTTTGAAGCCGAACCAACTACAATGTATGAAGTCCAAGCGCAATGTTATATGAAGTTAACAGGAGTTCACAAGTATCGGTTGATATATGCGCTTGTACCTAATACGAAGGAAATGGTTATTGCCGAATGCGAACGTCTTGCGTGGAAGTTTGGACGCAACTATGAGAACGAAGATTATATTGCTCAATGTCAGCAGATCCAACGTAACAATGACATCGTACTTGAACTACCTATTGAGAAGCGTATCAAGGTCTTTAACTTTGACTATGATGCCGTGTTGATGGAGAAGTTACAAGGCAAGATTATTAAGGCGAGAGAATATTATAATACACTTACACTATGACACCTCCTAACTGCATCAAGATAGTGTATAGCACTAATCAACATAGCTATCGTGTGGCATCTCAACATCCGTTCTTTTTGCATACTACCGAAGTGCTTACATCGTATCGTGGTGGTGTGCTGACCATAACAAGACCAACGATTGATTATCAAGGGAAGACTTACAAAGTATGCGTACCAAAGTCATCTCGTGACCATAGGTTGTTCCATATTGCCATATCTCAGAATGTACCGCTTGGAATGTTTGAGATTGATGAGGAAGAAAGCAATGAAGATAAGTTGGTGATATATTTGGATTAATAATAATCATAAAACAAAACAAAATGGACATAGAAATAGTACAACAAATCAAAGCAAATCCAACCAAGTACACCTACAAAGAGTGGGCGAAACTTGCGAACGTAACGTATAGAACGATGCACCAGTTCTTTTACCGAAATGGATTAAAAGGCAAGGATTCAGGATATCGAAAAACACCCATTGTATTTGAATATATTATGGAACATTCGATGGAGAAAACTGCTCTTGAATGGGCGAATTATTATAAGATAACCGAACACCAAATTAGGCACTACATCGCATATCGTGGCATCAAGGTAAAGTCAGGATTCGGTGCAAAGATTAAAGCAAAGAAAGAGAAAGCATTGCTGATTGATAACACACCACTTGCACCTGATATGATTGACTTCCAATGGGTGCATCCATCACTATCTGATTACGGATTAAAAACTACGAACAATGGATAGAATACTTATAGACATTGCAACAGGACTTAACATCCCCATCAAGAAGATTCAAGATAGTGGACGAGGAACTTTGAACATCTCAACGGCAAGACATTTGTTTTGTTTCATAGCTTACGAGAATGGATATAACCTTTCCGAGATTGGTAGA